ATATTACAGGCGATGAGATTATTAACTTAGCATATAGAATTTATTACGGAAGATTCAAATGATCAATATTACACAACTTACAGCAGATCATGTTGCAGATACTACAACTATTACTGCAGAAATTTATGAAACTGTGGGGTCATTACAAAAAGTTAAAGATAAAGTACGAGTTATTTTATCAGGAATCCACACGACAATAAACGATGATTTGATGACATTAGTTGATAATGAAATAAAAAATAACGGTCTATAATGTCAATAGTTGTTAATTTTACAGTAATTCAAGGTACGACGTATTCGGACCAAATAACGTTTGTTGACAATCAAAAACAACCCATAAATTTAAATGGGTTTAATGTCTACGGTTACGTTAAAAAATCTTATACTACTGCGAATGCTGTAGCAGCACTTATAACTACAGTAATTGATGCATCAAATGGTGTAATTGCTATAGGATTGAGTAATTCTAGTACAGCAAATATTAATGTTGGTAGATATATTTACTATGTAGATGCTGCAAACACAACTACAAGTTATAGAATAGCAGAAGGTATCGTTGAAGTTGAACCTGGACAAACTGGTAATGTTATAGTTGTCCCAGGCACACCTATATCGCAGAACGCAATATTCTTATATGATGGTGCAACAGGCCCATCTGGTGCTACTGGTTTAACTGGTCTAACAGGTGCAACAGGATCAACTGGCCTAACAGGTGCCACAGGATCTGGTGCTTCAGGCGCAACTGGATTACAAGGTGCTACAGGATCTGTTGGTGCCACAGGACAAAGTATTACTGGAGCAACAGGCATAAGAGGACCAAATGGTGCAACTGGTTCAACAGGCGCCACTGGTTTAACTGGTGCATCAGGAATTAATGGTTCAACTGGTCTAACAGGCGCTACAGGATTAACTGGAGCAACTGGTTTAACTGGTAGCAGAGGTTCAACAGGAATACCTGGTGCAACAGGTGTCTCGGGGATTGATGGTGCTACAGGTATACAAGGTTCAACCGGTGCATCAGGATTAATTGGTGCAACCGGACTACGGGGATCAACAGGATTGACGGGTGCTACGGGTTCTGGTGCAACAGGGGCATCAGGAGCAACAGGAATAGGATCAGTTGGTGCTACAGGCACACAGGGATCTACTGGTTTAACTGGTTCAACTGGACTAAGAGGAGCCACAGGTTTAGTTGGCGCCACTGGTTCAGCTGGTGCTACAGGTGCCACAGGAAATATGGGAACGTCTGGAATAGATGGGTCATCAGGGGCAACTGGTGCAACAGGTTTCAGAGGTGCTACAGGTATACAAGGTTTAACGGGATCTACGGGAGCCACAGGATTAACAGGCGCAACCGGCGAAGGAACAACTGGCGCAACAGGATTAACAGGCGCCACAGGTCCATCGGGTGGTCCAACAGGTGCCACAGGTGGTGCTGGTGTTGATGGTGCAACCGGTGCAACAGGTCCATCGGGTGGTCCAACAGGTGCCACAGGATTATTAGGCCCGACGGGATCCACGGGAGCCACAGGAATAGGATCAACTGGTGCTACAGGATTAACCGGTTCAACTGGTGCTGCGTCTGTAATACCCGGATCGACAGGCGCAACGGGATCTACAGGAGCAACAGGGATAGGATCAACTGGTGCTACAGGATTAACCGGAGCAACAGGACTAACTGGTGCGTCTGGACTAAGTTTACCTGGGGCAACTGGTGCCTCAGGGTTTAGTGGCGCATCTGGTTTAACAGGAGCAACGGGCACACCTGGAAGTATAGGTGGGACTGGCGCCACAGGCGCAACAGGATTAATAGGTCCAACGGGATCTACGGGAGCCACAGGAAATTTGGGTGCGACTGGTGCTACTGGATTAGGCGCAACAGGATTGAGAGGCGCCACAGGCGTACAAGGATTAACCGGTGCAACAGGTTTGACCGGCGGAACAGGAGCGGGGACAACTGGTGCTACTGGCGTACAAGGTGCAACTGGACTAACAGGCGCGTCTGGTTTAAGTGTTATTGGTGCAACAGGGGCATCAGGAGCTAGTGTTGTAGGTGCAACTGGTTCTTCAGGTGTAATTGGCGCAACAGGGTTGACCGGTGCAACAGGACTATTAGGCACTACTGGTGCTACAGGTGTACGAGGCTCTACAGGTCTTACGGGAGCGGCAAGTACTATTCCCGGTGCAACTGGTGCTACTGGTACAGGCTCAGTCGGAGCAACAGGCGCCACGGGTGCAGGCTCAGTCGGGGCAACAGGTGCAACCGGCGCTAGTGGACAAAATGGTGCAACGGGTGCAACGGGTGCAACGGGTATAGGTACAGTTGGTTCAACCGGCGCGTCGGGGGCGGTAGGTGCAACCGGAGTTGGTTTTACTTATAATGTAAAAACTTATGGCGCTGTAGGAAATGGTACAACTAATGACACTACTGCAATCAATGCTGCAGTAGCGGCAGCTTTAGCAGCAAATGGCGGCACAATATTTTTCCCCGCAGGCACTTATAAAATAACATCTGCAATAAATGTATCAGTGCCATTTAGACTTGATCCTATTAAAGTGGTAAATTTCGAAGGAGAAGGTTCTGCTTCAAGTTATATTTACCAAGAAACTTCAGGGCAAAATGGTATTAATTTTACTGGTGCTAGTGCTAGTTCTTTTGGCGGTTATTCCGCTATAAGAAAAATGGGTATACTTGGAACCGCATCAGGATTTGGTGCAGGGCTGACAATGAATCAACTTGCATATTTTGAAATAGATGATGTAAATATTAAAGGGTTTGGTACAGGCATATATGCGTCTAATTTCTTAAGCAGCCATATACAAAGAGCAACATTGTCATTTAATAATAATGGATTTAGATTTGAAAGAAATGCATCTTCAACACCTAATTCTAGCCCAAATGCTATTACTATGATAGGTTGTACTGTAGGTAACAATTATTTTTATGGTGGTTGGGTAGTAGGAGCAGGTACATTTAATTATATAGGCGGCAGTTTTGAAGGCAATGGTACGGGTACAGATTTATCCACATCTAAATGGGGATTGCGACTAACTAATTCAGGTGGAGACAGTGTAGGTGGACAAGAATCATCGAATGGTTTTGCGCTACACGGAGTTTACTTTGAACATAATGGCGGTAAAGCACAATGTTGGGTAGAACAAACTGTAAGCAGACCAGGCTTAACAGGAATTCTTACTGGGTGTAGCTTTAATGGTATACCTGGTACTATTTCTTCACATTGGGTAGCATTGGAAGCATCTGATGCATCTGTTGTATTTCCAATAACATTTATTGGATGCGGTTGGTGGCCAGCCTCAGGATTTTCAGAAGATGCCGCTAGAAAAACAATATCCAATGGTAGCAACTGGTGGCCTGTGTTGACACACGGTTGCAATTTTGCACCATCTACAAATAAATATTCTCCAGCTATACCAACTTCAACAACTAGTCGAGGTGCACAAGGTTCTATAATTAAAGACACAGACTATGTATACTTATGCGTAGAACAAGATTATTGGGTTAGATACGCGTTATCTACATTTTAAAAGTAGATATATATTTAAAGGACTATTATGGCAACCGTAACAACAAGAGAACAACTTAAAGATTATTGCCTGCGCAGATTAGGTGCGCCTGTTATTGAGATAAATGTAGATGATGATCAAATTGAAGATCGTATAGATGACGCGTTTCAATTCTACAGAGAATATCATTATGATGCTGTAGAAATGGTATATCTAAAACATCAATTTACCACACAAGATTTAACTAATCAATATATTTCGGTACCCGATACTGTTGTAGGTATCAACAGAATTTTACCATTTTCTGATAGATCAGATGGTACTAATATGTTTAGTATTAGATACCAAATTTTAATTAATGACCTTTATAGTTTAATGTCTACTAACTTAATTTATTATTATCAGGTCAAACAAGAATTAGAATTAATCAATCAAGTGTTAGTTGGTACTAAACCAATTAGATTCAACAGGCATATGAATCGTCTGTACATAGATATGGACTGGACTGCTGATGCTAATGTCGGTGATTACATTATTGTTGAATGTTACAGAATATTAGATCCAGACACATATAGAGATGTATATAACGATAGATTTCTAAAGCAATATACTACTGCCCTATTTAAAAGACAATGGGGAGAGAATCTTAAAAAGTTTGCAGGTGTACAACTTCCTGGAGGAGTTACACTCAATGCCGATAAAATATATGAAGATGCGTTAGAAGAAATTAACAAGATTGAAGCAGAGATGCAATCTAGATTTGAATTACCAGTGGATATGTTTACTGGATAATTTGTAGGCTTTATTAAACCGGTACATAGATGATGATAACATCATGTCAATAGGAAGTCAATAGTAAAATGGCAACAGTTAATCATTATTTTCAGTCAGGCAAAACGATAGGTCGTAGCTCTGAACAGAATTTATACGAAGAGTTGATTATCGAATCCATGAAGATCTACGGCGTAGAAGTCTATTATTTGCCTAGAAAACCTTTCAACCCTGATCCTATATTAACAGAAGATCCTTACAACAGTTATGAATACGCTTATCCGATTGAGATGTATATGGAAAATGTTTCGGGTTACGATGGTAACGATGAAATAATTACTAAATTCGGTTTGGAAATCAGAGACCAGGCGAATTTTGTTGTTTCTAGAAAAAGGTGGGTCGAAACAATTGGTTCAACTGGCAATTCGGTATTGAGTATTAGACCAGCTGAGGGTGATATAATTTATATGCCTTTAACAAAATCTTTATTTGAGATTCGAAAAGTTGACAGCCAAACACCGTTTTTTCAGGTAGGTAAATTATTTGTGTTTAGAATGAGTTGCGAATTGATGCAATATTCTAATGAGGTGTTTGAAACCGGCGTCGAAGAAATAGATAACCTGTTTAATCAATTTGCTGATCCATTGGATAATTTTGAAATGCTACAAGAAAACGGCGAAACTTTAGTTACAGAATCGAATTCTTTGTCTCCAATAATTAATGAAGCACAGACTACAAATAATGATCCAAGTGCTGCAGACAATGATTATTTTACTGCAGAAGCAGATAACGTTTTAGATTTTTCTGAAAGAAATCCTTTTGGTGAGGTTAATAAATAATGTTAGACCAACGTTTTTATTGGGGAACAATACGTAAAGCAATCGTTGCGTTTGGTAATATGTTTAATAATATTACCATACAAAGAATAGATGCTGATGGTAATGTAGTACAACTACAAAAAGTACCTCTATCTTATTCTCCGAAACAAAAATTCTTAACTAAGATAAGACAACTACCTAATGTAGACACTCAGAACGTACAAGTTCTACTGCCCAGAATGGGGTTTGAAATGATTTCGTTGGACTATGATCCTAACAGAAAAATAAGTCCAATACAACAATCAAGAACAATTAATAGTTCAACTGCAGCAAACGCACAATATGCTCCTACCCCGTATAATATAAATGTAATTTTATATGTATATGCAAAAAATCAAGATGATGCACTACAAGTAGTAGAACAAATTCTACCTTATTTTAATCCTGACTATAACTTAACTATTAAAGCTGTACCGCAACTTAACATTAAAAACGATTTGCCTATAATTTTAAGTTCTATAGGATTTGAAGATGATTATGAGGGCGACTTAACTACAAGAAGATCTATTATATGGACATTGAGTTTTGTGATGAAACTTAATTTTTATGGTCCTGTTAGTAAACAAGGCATCATTAAAAAGACAACATCTAATATTTTTAATGATGCAGAGCTTACATCTCAGCAACAAATAATAACAGTACAACCTGATCCGGTAACCGCAAATGTAACTGATTCGTTTGGATATATTGAAAACTTTGAAGACTTTTAACTATGAAAAATATAGAAAATTTGAATGATATTTTTAATATCAATCCTATGGATGAAACTGAAAATACAAATTTGCCCTCAATTCCTGAAAATTTAAATGCAACAAAAGCAATGGATCAGGAAGATGATTACCAATTGGCCAGACAAACAATGAGAAAATTGTTGCTAAAGGGTGAAGACACTTTGGAAGAATTAATTAGTTTATCTAAAAATTCTGAGCATCCTAGAAGTTATGAGGTAACAGGGCAATTTATTAAAACCCTATCTGATGTTTCAAAAGATTTATTAGGATTACAGAAACAGGTTAAAGAATTGCAAGCTGACGACCCAGTTCAAATTGGCACTCAAAATAATGTAGTATTTGCTGGTTCTACTAGCGAACTAATGAAATTGTTAGGTAAAAAAGATGACAACATCATCGACCAGTAAAAAATTATCCTACAATGGTAACCCCAATCTAAAACAGATTGGCACGGTTATATCGTATTCTTCGGATCAGGTTAAAGAAATTATAAAATGCAGTCAAGATCCAATTTACTTTATTGAGAACTATTGTAAAATTGTTTCATTAGATAAAGGTTTAATTCCTTTTAAATTATACGATTGCCAAAAAGAAAAAGTAGACATCATACTCAATAATCGCAAAGTTATTCTGATGGAAGGTCGGCAACAAGGTAAGACAATTACTGCCGCTGCTTGTATTCTTTGGTACACGTTATTTCAAGAAAATAAGACAGTTGCCATATTAGCAAATAAATCTTCGGCTGCCAGAGAAGTACTTTCTAGATACGAACTAATGTATGAGATGCTTCCAATATGGATGCAGCAAGGTGTAAAGACATTTAACAAGGGTGACATTGAACTTGAGAATGGTTCTAAAGTATTCACAGCAGCAACAAGCTCATCTGGTATTCGAGGTAAATCTGTAAACTGGTTGTACATTGACGAGGCTGCAATTATTCCTAATAATGTCGCAGAAGATTTCTTTACATCTGTATACCCAACAATTTCTGCAGGTAATACCACAAAGATTCTATTAACATCCACACCGCTTGGTTATAATCACTTCTGGAAATTTTGGAATGAAGCTGAGCAAGGATTGAACGGTTTTGTTCCATTGTTTATTCCATACAGCAAAATTCCTGGTAGAGATGAGAAGTGGGCCGCAGAACAAAAAGCTATGCTGGGCGAACTCAAGTTCAACCAAGAAGTTTTATGTAGATTCCTTGGATCTTCTAATACCCTAGTCAATCCAGACACAATTGGTAGAATGTCGGTTAAGCCCTATATCTATAGTAAAGATGGGCTGGATGTATTTGTGGAACCAGAAGAGGATAAGGTGTATATGCTTGTAGCTGATACATCTAGGGGAGTAGGGGGAGATTACTCAGCATTTACGGTATTGGATATCACAGCATACCCGTATTCCGTAGTTGCCAAGTATAGAAACAACAAGATAAGTCCTTTGCTTTTTCCAAATATAATATATAAAGTAGCAAAAGATTACAACAAAGCATATTGCTTAGTTGAGATTAATGATAACGGTCAACAAGTGGCTGATACATTATACATGGACTTGGAATATGAAAATGTATTCTTTGTCGGAAATAACAGTAAATCGGGACAGTATCTGTCTGGCGGATTTTCAAATGGGGCAACCCTTGGTGTAAGAACAACTAAACAAGTTAAACGATTGGGATGTACATCGTTCAAGAGTTTAGTTGAGGGCACAAAACTACTAATTCATGATCCAGATATTATAAACGAAATTTCTACGTTTATTGAAGTTCGAGGAACACACAAAGCAGACGAGGGTTATCATGACGATTTGGTTATGACTCTGGTACTGTTTGCATGGGCAACTAATGAATCATTTTTTAAAGACTTAACTGATAGCAATTTAAGAAAAGCCCTGTACGAAGAACAATTTAAACAGATTGAAGAAAATCTGACTCCGTTTGGTATTGTTGATAGGGGAGTTCCAGAACACGAAGCTCCAGTAATAACAACTGACGAAATATGGTTTACAGCATCATCCAAATCTCCAGATGAGATTCACGAAATGCAAAGAAAATTCCTTGAAAATGTCTAAATGAACATACTTATAAATAAATAGAAAATCATATTATAGAGCTATCTATAAAATTATCAAGGAGAAGAAGATGGCATTTCAGCTTTCACCTGGCGTTTTAGTTACCGAGGAAGATAAAAGTACGGTTGTTCCCGCGGTAGCAACTTCTGCTGGAGCATTTTCGGGAGCCTTTCAATGGGGACCGGTCGAAAAAGTTACAACCGTAGACACGGAAAGAAATCTTGTAGAACAATTTGGTAATCCAAATGATGATACTGCAGGTTATTTTTTCACAGCAGCAAACTTTTTATCATATGGAAATAATTTAAAATTAGTTAGAGTAGCAGATAAATCTGTTGCAAGAAACGCAGTTTCTACCCCTTCTGGTAGAGTTTCTGGCGTAACAATTACTAATACACCAAATACATTTACATCAGCTGCTGATATAACAGTAACTTTTGCTGCTGCACCTGCAGGTGGTACCAGAGCATTAGGAAATGCTGTACTATCAACAACCGGTGT